CATCTATGGCTGCTAAGGGCCGACAGGGGGGCTGATGTGGTTCCTCGATCCGTTCCAGACAGCACGCCAACGTACACGACAGCTACTAGTCCTTCAGATATATCCTCCGATGCATACCAGCGGCGTATGGCCAAGCAAAAGCAGAAGCCTGTAGCTAGTAGCATGTCCGGAGACCCCACTCTAGATAGCACGAGCAACGTCTCTAACATGAGACAGAAAATAGGTTACTAGTATGACTATGCCCACAGGCGAAGGTGGTCAGGGGTATTCACAGGATAATAGCGGCGGTGAGGGCTTCGGCGGAGATGCTGGTAATGCACCTTATCGTGAGGTGCCAGCAGATCAGACATTCCGGGGTGGTATTAACCCTGTATGGAATGAAGCCCTCAAGGACGTTCCTAAAGAGTACCACAATCAATTGTTGCCTGTGTTCCAGAAATGGGACGCGAACCACCAAAGTGGTATCCAGAAAGTACAGTCTCGTTACGCAGACTACAAGGAATTCGTTGATAATGGCGTCCCTGCGGATAATATTCGCATCGCGCTAGGTCTTGCACAGGCCCTCGACGAGAACCCACAGGCTGTGTATCAAGCCTTGCACCAAGAGTACGGCGCTCAGTTTGGCCAGAACCAACAGTTGCAACAGCAAATGGGCCAACAGCAGCAACAGCAAGGCTATGGCGGAGATCAGGGCTACGCTGGTCAACAAGATGGTGTCCCAGAGGGCATGTCGCCTGAAGTGTATCAGCAGTTTATGCAGATGCAAGAGCAGGTAGGCATGATGCGGGATATCATGCTGCATCAGAACAGTGAGCAGCAGCAAGCACAGGAAGACAAGGAACTCGACAACCTGTATAACCGGATGGCCCATGAGAATCCGATGTTCAAAGAGCTCAATAAGGGCGGTGCGGCCGAGCCTTATATGAACTCTTTGTTCCAAGCGGGCTACAATGAGCAGCAGGCTATGCAAGCGTTTTCTCAGTTCGTTGATTCTGTTGCTAGCTATAACAATCGACCCAAGCCTCCACAGATTATGGGCGCGGGTGGGTTTATGCCAGATCAACGTGTACGTCCTCGTGATCTCAGTGAAGCTCAGACTAAGGATATGATGGTCCAGATGCTGAGGGCTGCGAATCACCAGGACTAGCCCTTAAAGGAGTCCTTATGGCAACCGTCACAATGACGGTCGTTGACAACATTCTGAAGGAAGTCACTGAGGATCGTCTCCGCGACCAACTTGAGAGCAACGTCAAGACCCTCCGTCGTATTGAGAAGACTTCCGAAGGCGTCTCCTCTGACGTCGGTGGTAAGTATGTCCGTTTCCCGATTCGGACCAAGCGTAACCATGGTATTGGTGCACGTGTTGAACTTGACTCGCTGCCCTCTGCTGCTACGCAAGGTTATGACTCGGCGCAAGTCAAGCTGACCTATCAATATGGCGCTATCGAGCTTACCGGCCAGACTTTCGAGCTGGCTGATAGCAACCCCCAAGCGTTTGTTTCGGCTCTACAGGCTGAAATCAACGGTATCAAGGAGGGCCTTTCCAAGGACATGAACCGTCAGGTTTATGGCACTGTGGTGGGCAAGCTTGGTACTGCAAACGCTGTCGGCCTTACGACCACTTTGGTCTGCTCTAATGCAGAGGCGATCTACTTCGAAATCGGTATGATCGTTGACCTCTACGACAACACCGATACCATCAAGGCTGGTGGTACTGGTAAGGTTATCACCAACGTTCAGCCGGATACCCCTACCCCTGGTACTTCCACTATCACCTTCACGACTGCCGCGACTGGTACTACTGCCTCTGGTGACTACTTCACCCGTACCAACTCCCGTAACAAGGAGCTGACTGGTTTCCGCTCTATCGTTGCCGGTTCTGGCACGCTCTTCAACATCAACCCTGCCACTAGCCCCGTGTGGGTGTCTGTCGTTGATAACCCTGGTGTTCAGGCCCTCTCTGAAGGCCGTATGATCAACATGGTTGACAACATTCGGACTAATGGTGGTTCTACTACTGTTATCTTCACCTCTCTTGGTGTTCGTCGGGCATACTTCAACCTTCTGATCCAACAGCGTCAATACGTCAATACTCAGAAGTTCGATGGTGGTTTCACTGGCCTTGGCTTCACGACTGATGATGGCGACATTCCGGTTGTGTCTGACCTTGACTGCCCGTGGAACACTATGTTCTTCCTGAATGAGAACGAGCTTAAGATGTACCAAGCTGGTGACTGGGGCTGGATGAACCGTGATGGTTCGCAATGGCAACGTGTCATCAACACTGGTCCTGCTTATGCTGACGCCTACACGGCAATGCTTTACAAGTACTGCCAACTGGGTACGCACCGTCGTAACTCCCACGGGATTATGCAACAGGTCACTGAGGGCTAATCCTACTAAGCTAGGGTACGGAGCAGGTTGTAGCATCAACGGAGTGGGGCCGGTGAAGACCTCCCTGCTCCGTACCCTATAGGGAGTAATTATGACAGGACTCATCTCAATATCACTTCAAGACTTGTGGAAGCGCTGGCTACAGGTCCAGCTACCCACAAATATCTACACAGGCGCAGTAGACCCCACAGGGCTAGCAGGAGACTATCCTGTGGGTGCTGTGCCTGTTCAAGCTAGTAGTGGTAACGTAGCTAATGCCGCAGCTACAGCTACATTGCCCGCAGCAGCCGGTAAGACAACCTATATGACTGGCTTCACTATTAGCGGCGCAGGTGCAACGGCCGCACTGGTAGTGAACCCTACTGTGGTAGGTTTGCTAGGTGGTACGGTTACGTACACCTATACCTTTGTTGCCGGTGCTACGGTTCCTAACACTACCCTGGCTATTCGATTCTTCAAGCCGCTACCCGGATCAGCAATTAACACTGCTATAGTAGTGTCGTGTCCTGCTGGTGGTGCTGGTAACACTAATAATACAGTTTCAGTAGAGGGCTACCAACTTTAGAAAGAAGGTGTGCTATGGCAGCGATTATAGCTATCATAGCCTTTTCTATCGGACTCGTACTGTGGCTAGCTTCAATCAGCAAGGGTGTATTCCTTACACCTGAAACCTTTCTCTACATTGGGCTAATAGCCCTTTCAGTTGCCCACGTTACAGGTGGGTGGTACCCACAGCGGAGGGCTTGATGCTTAACCAGTTTACCGATCCTGCGGTGGCTACGGAGGACGGAGTCTTTATCAGTGATAAATGGCTCCGTCTCTCCGAGATCCTACAAGATATGGACCCAACAATAGAGCTTAGATGGATACCGCCGCGTAACAGGACGGATATAGATAAGTCGAAGCCCTATGCTATTGTCCACTCCCCGCCGGACAAGAAGTCCTATATTATCATGTTCGCGGGCGAGACAGACGACCCACAGGATATCCTGGCTAGGCTCTGGTCGGGCAACACTAACAATAAGAATGTGCTTACTAATCTAGATGCTATGGAAGCAGCTAAGAAGGCTTTCGAACAGCGGGCAGCTCTTGATTCCTTTGAAGAGGCTGCTGATGAAATGCACTTCATGGCCACTAGTCGTAGTAACTGGTTCATCAAGCGCAAACGTCCTGACGGTACAATCGTTAAGATTGATACACAGACTGGAGCGGTGGTGAAATGATAGTTTCTGACGTGAAGGTTCGTGTCCGCGCTACATTTGGCGACCAATCTTCAGTACAGGTACAAGACGCTGATATTCTCCGCTGGATTAACGATGGTCAGCGTGAAGTCGTTATGATGAATAATGAGCTTCTAGAGAAAATAGCGACAGCGAATACTGTACAAGGTCAGCAGACATACGCGATACCCACTGACTGCTACACTATCCGCTCTATCCTGTACAAGTCAGGGGCTAGTACCAGCTACTTTAAGCTGCTTGGTCAGAGCTTGCAAGAGTTTGACGAATACATAGATGGCTGGGATGGTACTATTTACGGCCAGAGTGATCCGGCTATCTATACAGCCTTTGCTAACAACTTCATGCTATTCCCTATACCTGCAACTTCTCTTACAGCCGGGCTAAAGCTCTATTACTATCGCTACCCTGTGGATATGGTTCTAGACGCTGACACTCTCGATTTGCCACTGCCCTACCATAGCGCTATTGTGGAGTACTGCCTCAAGCAAGCCTATGAGCTGGATGAGGACTGGACATCGGTACAGAATAAGGCATCTGAGTTCAACACCGCTGTGAGTGGTCAGAAGGTCTCAGAGAAAGATGCCAAAGCAGAGACGTATCAGCTCATTACTGTGATGCGCTCAGATGAGGACTGGTTCTAATGTCTACTACTACTCCCCGTCTGAGTCTTCTCAAGGCTGCGCCTTCCGACGTAGTTGATGTCGTTGCAGATATTGATGACGCCTTTGATAAGCTTGATGCTGCTGTTGGTTTTCAAGCTGTGACAGCATTCCCCGGCTCTCCCTACTCTGGTAAATCTATTCAGCGTACTGACCTCGGTGATAAGCCCTACTTTTACCAGGCTACTGCCAACCGTTTTGCCAATATACCCTTTGACACCTTCTTTGCTAAGAAGTCCGCAGATCAGATCATCAACAATAGTGTTGCGCTTGTGACAGATGCAGATCTGAATGTGCCTAACCTGCTGGCTAATGCTACATACATATTCAGAGCCTATATCATCTACACCAGTGTGTCTGTCACACCTGACTTTAACATAACTTTTACGGGGCCAGCCGGTAGCACTGTAAACTGGACACCACTAGGTGTTAGCGTTACAGCGACTGCTGATGATGGTACTGTCCGCCTATCTAACCGCGTTAGCGCTCAGACGCGTGGTGTCGGTACTATCGCAGCGGTGGATATGGTTGCACTTCCACAAGGTATTATAATCATGGGTGGCACACCGGGTACTCTTCAGTTCCAGTGGAGTCAGGGTACAGCTACAGCAGAAAACACCACTCTAAGAGCTAACTCTTGGATGTACGTGGAGCGGGTAGCATAAGGAGGACCTATGCCTGGTGTAGACGTAGTAAAGCTAGGTCCTTTTGTAGGCGGTCTCAACACCACTAATGACCCCTCTGCTGTAGCAGATAATGAGCTCGTTGCTCTTAGCAATCTAGAACTGGATATTGACGCCAGTCTCGTGAGTAGACCGCCTATAGCCACAGTAGCTGATCTGTCAGGGGGTTCATGGACAGAACGCATTGTAGCCATAGGCACGGGAAGCTTTGCTAGTGGCGATTATATCATTGGCTCTAACACCAACGGTATCTACTACTACTTTACTGGCTCGTGGACGCTTATTACTAGTACTGTACAAGCGTCCTGTATGGTACAATATGCAGATGTAGTGTGGCTTATACCAAAGCCAGGTTCATTTAACCCAGGCGGCCAGTGGGATCCTGTGGGTGGTTGGGTAGCTCAGGCTAACTTGCCCAATGGCGAAGCAGCAGTTGTCTTTAAAGAGCGGCTATTTGTAGCTCCTGGTAAGCGCAGCACTGCTAACACTTCTCGGCTATTCTTCTCTGAGCCTGCTAACTTTCTTAACTACACTCCAGGTATCACTAACGTCCCTGCTATCTCTGGTGTCAATTGATGTTGCCAAAGGCGATGGCACCAAGCTAGTAGACGTTATCATCTATCGTGGCAACCTTCTTCTCTTCAAAGAAGACAGCACATTTATTCTGGCATATGAGACTAGCCCTGCTACTGCTGTGGTAGAGAACATCTCTACCATTGTGGGTGCTTCTCAACGGCACTGCGTGGTACCTTTTGAGTACTCAGTATTCATCTATCACGAAGGGGCTGTCTTTGAGCTCATTAACTATACTTTTACCAAGATCAATATTAAGACTAAGTTTATTTATGACGGCGGATGTATTTATGTGTCTGTTCGGAGAGCGCCTTTTCATACGCTACTTTAATAATATCTATGTATATGGTCTGCGTACTCGCGTATGGTCTCAGTGGGCCTCTACTTCTATATATCTGGGTAACATTGGACCACTTATTCCGCTACCCTCCAACGTTGCCCAGAGTGTTAATATAGAGTACTATGCTGGCAGCAGCATTCAACAACACGGCAAGTTCTTTCGGATACGTAATGGCTTTGATTCATCCACACAGGAGAATGATGGCTCTAACGTACCCATTACTTGCACAATAATCACTAAGAACTATGACCTAGGCGCTTCCCACTTGTTCAAGAGACTGTACTGGTGGGGTGCAGACATCCTATCTAACAATTCTGTTACCGGTACAGTAACTCCCATCGTGTTCTCCTTCCAGACACTCTGGAGTGACCTTAAAAATAACAACGTTCTGTGGAGTCAATTGCTTACGTGGCAAAACCCACAGTCCTCTCCTAGCTCTGTAGCAGTCGCAGTGGCCACAGGTAGTGGTACACAGCGACGTTTCCTGCGCTTTATCAAGGGTCTACGCTATCGCCAGATTAACTTCCGGCTAGACCTCACTAGCAATGGCACAACTACAGACGGGCCTGCGCGGGTATACACGCTTTCTATAAGTACCAAGGCGAAGCAGCTCGTCAGTAAGAGCGTGAACTGATGGCTTTCAATAATCTGCTTGCTAGCAGCCCTAACCCTACGTCCCTTAATAACTACAACATCAACCCCTACGCTGTGGGTAATAAGGTGTACGGCGGGGGTAGGTCCTTTCCTACTATGGGTCCTGTAGATCCTATGGGCTATGCTGAGCGGGATCTCAAGGCCACAGCTCAGCGTAACGCTATGTTGCGGAGGATGAAAGCTAATATGACGGGGAACTTCGCTTCTCCTGATGCACAGAGGAGTATCTAGTGGCTATTCCAAACAGCGATAACGGGGGCTATACTACTCCTGCCCCTCCTCCGTCCCGGCCCCGTCCTATCTACAATCCGGGACCTCCCAACTATCCTACTTACAAAGCGCCAGCGGCTGGCTCTCCTCAAGTATACTACGGCAATGGGAACACTGGGCCTGGTGCACCTGTTAATAGGAGAGCTGTACAGAACGGCCCCTCCCAAGCGGAAGTAGCTAGGGGAGACGCCGCGGCTATGAGGGACTACCTTAACAAACTTAAGACAGGCTATGGCAATGGCCTGGGGCCAATAGCAACTCCACCACAGGGTGGCGGTTCCTTTGGTGGTGGACTCAATAACAGTGGCATCAACCTTCCCAATATAAATACTCCCCCGGGCGGTCCTAGTCTCCCGGGCGGTCCTTCCGGTGGTGGCTCTGGTATACCTGGTGCCGGTGGGGGCATAGGCACTATACCCAAGCTGCCTAAAGCTCCTGGCCTCGACACGTACCTACATAGTGATGCAGCCTACCAGAACCAACTACGTACCTTTGCCCAAGCTCTGGCAGAGTTCCAAGCTGGTCAACAGCGCTCTACTGCACAGGATAATACTTCTTGGCAAGGGGCTACTCGTCAACTAGGTGAGCAGAAGACTAAAGATCTCGCAGGCATTATGAATGACTTCGCATCTCGTGGGATGCTCAAGTCTGGTCTGTATGGCCAAGGTATCGCAGACTACCAGAAGACATACCAGAATAACTTGAATGATTTGAATACAGGCCACTCCAATGCACTGCGAGACCTAAGTACCGCTAACACAAACTTCCAAAAGGACCAAGCTATCCAGTCGGCACAAGCACGAGCTGATGCTGCTGCTAGGCGTGCTGCGCAATTCGGACTGTAAGGGGGTAACGCCATGGCTTACGGCAGTTATGGTTACTCCACCAATCCTGGTGGTGCTGATACCCTATCTTCCCAGTCCCAGCAGCTTGCACCGCCTCCTGGTGCACCAGGTTCGGCTCTAGACCAGCTATTCCAGCAGCTTATGCAGCGGGAGGCTATGTCTAACTACCAGCCTCCCACTATAGCACAGCTACGGCAACAGGCTATGTCTTCGGCTGGTGGTACGTACGACCCACAGATTGCAGCTCTTAGGAATGCCTCTAGCCAGGCTGCTGCCAATGAGAAGTACGGTAGCACGGCTATTGGGAAGTTGTATGAAGGCTTGTCTAACTCTTATGGTGGAGACCTCAAAAACACCAAGTCTCAGTTCACAGCCGCTAAGGCCAACGAGAAGGCTAGACTAGCTGATAACACAAACCAGATCAAGGGCAACTACACTGGTGCGATGCAAGAGCTAGCTAAGACCTACGCTAGCCTAGGCATTCAACAGGCTGCTGGTGACAGCACTGTGGGTGCTCTTGCTAAGGACCAAGCGTTTAACACTAACCAAGCTGATACAGTCTCTAATGCAGAGCAGCAAGCTCTAGGCACTCAACAGCAAGGTATGAATAACTACTGGACTACTGGCATGGGAACTGCCAAGCTCCAGGGAGTTAACTCGCAGCAAGACCTTATCATGCAGCTCCAGAAGTTCCAGCAGACGCAAGGTGCCTCTATCGCAGCCTTGGAAGCACAGAAGTCTAGCGCTTACCAATCTGCCTTGTCGCAGCTACAGCAACAAGTCCAGCAACAGGCAGCCACACAGAGCAACTCTCAGTTCCAGCACTTGCTAGATCTTGGTAGATTCAAGATGGACATCGGTAACTACAACCTTAGTCAGGCTAAGGCTGCCAACACTACTCAGAACATAGGCAACGGTCTGAGTGGGGTAGCTAATTACCTGGCCCAGGCAGCTCCAGGTAACGGCAGTCAGTATATGAGTCTTGTTCAAGGCATGATTCTTAGTCAGAACGAAGTAAGTTCCAAAGATCCTACCACCGGACAGATAGTTAATGTTCCGTATCAAAAGGTTATAGCCGATATTGCTGCACAAGCGCAACGACAAGGTCTAGATCCCAATATCGCGGGTCAAGCGGCGTACGCGTACTTCGGTAAGTACTAGTGTAAGGAGGGATTGCAATGGCACTAGACAGCGCGTCTCTCCTTGCACAACTAGTAAACAATATAGGCTCCAATCCTGGTGGTGCTAGCGGACCCACAGGGCGGCCTATGAACATATCTCAATCCATTCTAAACAACAGCAACATGCAGCAATACTATTCTCCTACACCGCCTGCGGGCTCTCCCGGTCCCTCTGTGATGAGTCGTATCTTTGACCTGCTGAGCCGTCCTAATTATGCTGTTGCTAGCTTTCTCAAGCCTGTCATAGAGAACGCTGCACAGGGTAACTACAAAGAAGCTCTCAATAATGTAGTCCCATGGAATGCTTATCCTCACGTATGGCATGGACTAGAGGGTGAGACTAAGAACACCTTCACAGACATGGCTATGCATGACGCTAAGGCACAGCCTATTCTGGATGCGCTAGGTGGTGGACTATTCGGCGTCACACCTAACAGTGGTTCACGTGCCCTTACTGGCCTTGCACTGGATATAGGCACTGATCCTACTTCCTATATAGGCCCTGGTGCTATCAAGGGAGTGCTCAGAGGCGCCGGTATTCTTAAGGGCGCCAAGGGTCTGCTAGAGGCCACTAATGCTGCCCAAGTAGCGGCGGATGCAGCTAATGCACCTATAAGGGCAGCGTCCGATGCCACTGGTTATTTGCATGCTGCCCAGACTGCTGCTGATGCGGGTGCAAACCCCCTGTGGATGTCTGCAAAGGATACCAGGGCCGCCGCTAGACAGGCTGCTGCTGACGCTCCCAAGATAACTACAGGCCTAGACGCTGCTACTCAGGCGGCGACTCAGTCCATAGCTACGCAGACACCCACGGTATCCGGCGCTGTACTGAAGAGCATCCCCGCAGACATGCGTGCAAGCCTCGCAGCGTCCGGTGTGGCACCTGCTGGGATAACCACCGCCTCTAACCTCTACCAGGGCATCCTCAAGGCTGCGCAGCCCGCACAGCAGGCCATGACCAGCACCGCCAGTATCGCGGGCCAGATGATGAACCCTGTGGCGACCCTTATACCTAAGCAAGTCATTAAGCGTCAGGCCCTCATCGACAAGGCTATAGCTGCACACATGGATTCTCCGTACCGTGAGGTAGCTACTCAGATAGGCGAAGGCAACAAAGCAGCAGGTTTTCTCAATCAGCGATTCAACGCAGCATACGGCTACAGTGATCTGCGGCCTATGCTACAGGATAGTCTACTGAGTGCTCAGAGCAACGCTGTTCGTCAAGCTAAGATCTGGTCGGATGTAGTCAAGAGTACCTCTAAGCAGCAACGCCTAGAGGCTTTTGCTCAGTTTCAGAACATGGCTAATCCTGGTTCGTTGCCTGTACATGGTGACCCTGCCGTGATGGATCTAGCACAGCAAATGTCGGACCATGTTAACGAGCTATTTGATCGTACCGGTATCAAGGGTGTTGCTAGCTCGGTGGCTACGCGCTCCGCTTTTACCATGAAGGACATCAATAAGGAACTGGCACGCACTGGTAGCACGTTCAGGTTTGTTAATGGTAAGATAGACGATCCTCTGCTCCTGCGGGGGGTCATCAACTATAAGGCTAATGCTGCTGATCCTACTAAGTGGATGAGATCCATAGAGAGCTATGAGCTTGCCAAGGGCGAAGACCCTGTGGAAGTTTTCAACAAGCTTGATATAGCCACCGAGAAGTTGGCTAAGAAGTACGCTCTCATGGACGAGATTGGCGCCCGCTTTGGTAAGGCAATACCCGATGGACCTTTCAAGTATCTAGCTGCTGATCCTCGTTTTTCCGGACGCTACTTCCCCAAGGAAACAGTAGTCCAGGTTAACAAGATGATGGAAGAGCTTAACAGCGTTAAGTACATGGGCACCAACACTTTCTTTAAGCAGATGGACCGTATCAACTCTGCTTGGAAGTCCGGTGTTACCATCTATTCTCCATCCCACCACGCTCGTAACTTTATCGGTGACTCGTGGCTCTCTTGGGTAGCAGGCGTTAATAGTCCCATACCTTATGTCAAGGCAGCTAAGGCTATGGCTGCCAATCACGATCAGTACAAAGATTGGTCTACAGTAGGCAACCTTATTGCCCCAGATGCTATGGCTAAGGCAGCAGCAGATGGTGGCAAGACACTGCTCACTACTAAGAGTGGTGTAAACCTTACTGCTAAGCAAGTCTATATCGCAGCTCACCAGCACGGACTTCTGATTCCGGCCAGGGCTCTAGAAGATATTTATGCTAATCCTCTCATAGATAAGTGGTGGAAGGGTCGTATCACTGGCGGCAGGGCACAGACTGCTGCACAGACTGTCTCCGAGACACACGAACACTACACCCGCCTAGCCCACTTCATAGATGCCATACAAAAAGCACCTCGCGGCATGGACGTTCAGACAGCTATAGAGAATGCAGCCCATACGGTGCGCAAGTGGCATCCTGACGGTATGGATCTTACAGGCTTCGAGCAGCAGTATATGCGTAGAATAGCACCCTTCTACTCATGGACACGCAAGGCCTTCCCGCTTGTGTGGGAAGCTATGCTTACAAAGCCAGGTAAGGTTAATTCGTACTCCAAAGCTGAATACGCCATGCAGCAAGCTAATGGCATAAATAGCCCTTCCCGTGAAGACCCCTTCCCCACCAATCAGATGTTCCCTAGCTGGCTGATGGACAAGGGTATAGGCCCTGTGGGTGCCTCTGGTATGGGTGGTCTCGCAGGCCTGCTAGGTAACAGCGCTAGGCAAGGTGTGAACAAGATTGGGCAACCACAGGGTGGGTATGCCTTCTCTGGCACGTCTAACCCTGCTATTGATCTGATCTCTCAGTTCTTTGGAGCAGGCAATCCTCGGGCGCCTCTACAGGGTGCAGGTTCTATGCTAAACCCGGCACTACGCATTCCCATAGAGCTAGCCACTAATCGCCAGCTCTTCTCTGATGTGCCACCTTCCTATGATCCTAATCAGTATGTTACAGCTCAGGTACCAGGCGCGGATATATTCCAGCGCCTTACTAACATAGGCCTACTCGGACCTACCAATAGAGGTCAAAAAGAGGGTCTTGGCAACCCAGAAGCTATTATCAACTACCTTACTGGTACTGGTCTCCAGGGTTCTGGTCCTTATATTCCTCAAGCTCGTCGTGAAGCCCAAGCTAGACTCGCTGCCAACCGCAAGGGTTCCAAGCAGGTAGGGTGGTCGAATGTCCTCGCGCCTAAATAGACTAGGAAGAACTAATACGTTCTATGCTAGCCTGCCTCATCTGATTGGCAGCGCTATGCAACACGCAACTGCACCCACACATACGCCAATACAGCAGACGCTGTCCTCTATGGGTAACGCTCAAGTAGAGGCTGCTGGCAAGGCACCCTCTGGTACAACAGATCAGGGTCCACAGGGTAATCCCAGTTATGCTGCCACCACCTCCGGCATGCATTTGCTATCTAGACGCGTACAAGGTATTCTAGGTCAGCAACCAGGCATCTATTCACCCCAGCCTCTTACTACACCACAAGGTGGCGGGGCACGGAGTAGGATAGCCATGGATAGGCTACGGTCTCAGTTCGGTGCACAAGACCCGCGTGCTATCTATCAGAAGCTGCCGCCAGATGTGGCTGATTTGGCGGCTCGTTATGGAAGCTTGTAGCCTTAGCAAAGAATGGGCACTCCATTGTGGAAGAACGCACCGATATGGGTAATAATGTGTCGGGACATATCGTGCTTTCTAGTAGGGATCAGCGGCATGGTCTCGCTGATTCTTATCAACTCCACAAATGCGCTCTTGATCCTAGCATGTCTAAGCCTCATGGGGATACCAGGGGCGTCGTCTCTGATCCGGCTGATCATGGGCCAACCAGATATACCTTCTATTCCAGGTCCGCCGGAAAGGTTGCCACCATCCCCACTTGGTACAGCTACGGAACCATCGCCGCCATCGCCATTGGAGTAATCATGCTAGCAGTCTTGAGACTACTCTGGAGTTGACTGTGGTGACCATATCTAAAAAGATACTTCTGTGGCTGTTGACAGTAGCGCTGCTTTCTCCTCTAGCTGTGGCTATTGTAGGTGTGTACTACACTGACCATGTGGAGCAACGTACTGAGCGTTCTTTTAGCGCTCTAGAGCAGCAGAATGACGCGCGCTGGTGTGCTCTGCTCGCAGCTATTGACGTACCAGTGTCGCCGCAGATAACAGACCCGATACAGCGTAAGCGTTCTATAGCAATTGTGACGTATGTCCACCTTCTACGCATAAACCTTCGATGTATCAAGGCATAGAAAAGCCCCCCTGGCCACTGGCCAGGGGGGCTTTTTATTTCTCTATACTATGGTCATCCATCTTCCTAGGACCATAGTACTTGGTAATCTTCACACTAAGGTCACACATATGGCCGTCTTTTGGAAGATCATGACAGAGTCTACAGTAGGGCCGGGTCAAACCGGCTAGATGGTAGCTACACATATCCGCTTGTGAGATATGTTCGTGCACGCAGCCTACAGTTATCTGTACGTCAGCAGGTGCCAGGCAGGTGTAGTCTTTATTGCTTTCAAGCCATACGATGCAAGTTACTTCTTCGCTCGCCATTCTTGCAGCCATTCTGGCAAATGTTCCGGACAATAGGAAGCGCCGTTCCTTCTAAAGAACCAGCCCTCTTTGTTAGCCCGCATCTTAGACCAATAGTTATTCTTGACAGTAGCAGCGCACACAGTGCACTTGATGAGACTAGCTGAGTGACCATCCGACATGAACGTCTCCAGCGTCTTCGCGACGAACAGAGATAAGTTGTACATCGCCGGGGAAGTCAATAGAGGCGGGATTCTTCTTAGAGTCCACTGTCTCTGTGAATGCCCCCCACTGGGGAGTCCCCGGGCCAGAGACGGTACCAGGAGTGTAGTGCTGTAGGGCCACGCGGATAACTGCGGGCGGCAGACCTTGCAGCCCATTATCACTGCCGAACTCGATCCGGGTGAATTTACCGGCTGGGATCTTGATGATGGTGATGGCATTGTGGCCTAGGCGAAGCTCATTGGTAGGCATATCATCATCTGCTTCCTGTGGGTGCACTTGCGTGAGCGGAGACACATCGGGCTGCCATTGCCCGTAATCTCCTAGAAGATCTGGGTAGGCTTCGTCAGCATCGCAGCCAACACCACCTATAACAATATCGTTCTTTACTTGCCTGATGTGGGTGATCTTAGCCCAAGCGCCAGCACTCCACGCATAGGTCTGCCACACATACTTGACATGACCTAGGTTATAGAGATATTCACAGACTCGGAGACCACCGTAGACACCCACCCTGTGGCTGCCTAGGATACTTACTAGACCTTTGAAGTACTGCAAGATGTCAGGTCCGGCCGAGTCAAAGTCCACAGCAAAGTAGATAGGTCGGTCGTCCGGCATGTGCAGAAGCTTAGCTCTGGTCTTAGCCTTACCCGCGTCTACTTGCCCGGCGACAAAGCCTGCGGTAGCACGGTTAGCGGTAGTCTCATAGACCAGCACAGACCAGACACCACGCGCAGCATATGCCTTAGCCTCAGCCCATGAGAGGTCCTTTGATAGATCATCGGAGGCGTACCGACAGACAAAGCCACCATTACCTACATACTTAGCGACTGCGTCCAGTGGTACATGAGCCCACGCAAAGTCTAGACCTCTTTTCATACACACCTCTTTGGTCCATGCCAGCGAGCGTCACAGGCACACATCATACCATGACACCAACTGCACCGGATAGGTTCAGCTTTGCACGTGTCACACTTAGCCACTAGGATCTCTTTTCATTACTTCGTGGTGCCGTTTCCAGCGTCGTCGGTTGCGTCTGTATGTCTCGCGCTGTGTGGGTGTCATCCCATACCACATACCAGTACTGAGAGAAGGCACATTCCAGTACTCTTCCCTACAGTTCTCTAGCACGGGACAGCTAGCACATATAGTTCTAGCTTCTTTCCACAAAGCGTTTAGTACGAATTGATTATGATTACCGGGCGGGAATGTAGGGAACCACGGGTCACCCTCTGCACGGCCCTGACCGCCACAGGCGGCCCGTTCCACCCACTGGGGTATGAGGGTACCGATCTGGTGCTCACCAGGCTTCAGGTTCTCCCTGAGACCTCGACGGCGGCCCCTGGCGCTGTACGACACGCCAACGGCCGACGTCGTGCCCCTCACAGGCGTATTACCCATAGATGCTTTACCTTATATAGATAGTAGAC